ATGTGCGGATTATACCGGGTGTGGCTTCAGCCACCGCTCTAGCAGCTTGTTGGGTAGCTAAACTTTCAGGAGCCCCTGCGGCAATAGCTTTATTATAAGCGTCTATTTCTATTTGATTTAAAGCGCCTGCTTCTGGTTTCCCAGTCAAGAAGTCCATCGCCTTACCGCCGTAGTCCATAGCGGTTTCGCCATAACCTTTTAGAGTGTCTATGGTATCGCCGAGAAAATTTGTGGTTTTTGGAGGCGTTTTTACAATTTGAGATAAATCAGCAGACGTAGTGGATCTACCAATCAAAGTTCCGTCAGGTCCAATGTACGAGTCTGTCGCCATATCATACGGTAAATTAGCAGCTTCGGCTGCTTGGAAAGCGTCTCCGGTTATCATTTGCTCTATTGTTTGATCAGATGACACTTGCATTGGCCCTACATCTTTTGCGACTTGCTCCTGTATCGGATTGACCGTCGATGTTGCGCCTCCAGTTACTGCTTCATAACCGGACTGACCAAACTGACCTGTAGCAAGCTGTTTACCGGCTGTTTGCAAGTTGGAGAACTTAGCTGCATCCTGAAGACCTTTCATAGCGCCCTGACCAAAAGTCCCTGTTCCTGCCTTCGCCGCCTGTAAACCGCCACCAATAGCAGCAGTTGCGCCACCAATAGCGCCACCAATCAAAGCGTTTTTGAAGGCGTCCTTTAGGTTACCGCCCTGAACGAGTGTGCCTATGCCTGCTCCAAGAGCACCTGAATAGATTGCACCAAGGCCGGGGAAGGCTGCGTTCAAAGCAAAAGGTATAATTACCGGAGCGGCCTTTTTGATTACTTTAGTCACACTCTTGAGGGCTTTGCTCACACCTTTAGCTAGTTTGCTTACACCCTTTTTCACGCCTTTAAATATTCTTTTTAAAAAGAACTCAGGCATACCCGTTTCGGGGTTAATAGAGTTTACACCAGAACCAACCACATAACGCTCTGGGTCCTCTACGCCAAGATCACGCAGGTGACTAAATATAGAGTCGCGTAGCTTTGGGTTGTCGTCGATCAGGGCTTTCGGGACAATCAACTCACCGGTTTCAACGTGAGCAACTGTGTCGTCACCGTAACGACCGTAAGATGCCATACGTGTGGCAATAGGCTCAAACGTAGCAATACCAGAAGATCCAAACTCTTGCGCCGCTTCTTCACGCTCCAGAGCTTCAATCTCGTGGTCTTCCATGTAAAAATCGGCTATACCGCCGGATGGAAACTCAAGAACTTTTTCTGCTGTTGCTTGTGCCATTTATAAATTCCTTAATATAAGGTTCCTCGCAGTCTACCTTGTTTTTCAAATTCAGTCTACACTATGCGATAGCTATTGTTACAGTTCCGAGGGCTGTAGTCCCCACTACACTTCCCGAATGCACCTCGTTTTGCACTATAGTCTGTATAAAATTAGCCTCACCTATAAAAAAATCACCTACTTCTAATGTGTTAGCAGCGCCACTGCCGGGTATGCCCTGAAAATTTATGTCCGCGGACCGCACTTCGTCAATCAACTGTTCCAAGGCCCGCGCTAACTGATTGACATACACCGGATCGTACTCTTGCGGTGCCGTCGGTATGATCGGACGTAATACCTTTTTTGTCATCGCCTACCATCCGGCCTCGCATCAAGTCTAGACGCCCCTAATCTCCAGTTTACGCCCGTGTCGGTGTTTTCAACCCTGACCGACATCTGTCTACCACGAGCTCTCAAGTCAATTTTTTCCGTAAACTGTTCTACTGGAGCGGTAGCTGTTCTTACAGCAGAACCGGAGGGAGACTCGGTAAAATTGTTACCGCTAAAATCCCTGCTTTTTACCGTAAATAGAGCAGTTGGGCTACCTGTGCTTGACCCACTAAAACTAAGATCCGGCAGTATACGGTTGACCAGCATGAATTGTTGGCCATCACCTATGTCGAAGTCGGAGGACTCAATAAAAGCATTGATAGCGACGGCGCTACCCGTGCTAAAATCATCTAATCCATCTTCATGGTTGTACAAGTAAAAGTCTGCACCGGTAGCTTGTGGAAAACTGCGTAGACCAGAGGCTCTGTCATTCCATGCTGTGCGAACTAAAGTGCCGTAGTACCATATCTGCTGGCCGTAATTGTACACAACATACCGGTCTACCTCCGTTGCACCGGAAGACACATAGAACCACCAAATCTCAGTCTGGCTGCCTATAGATCCCGCATGAAACTTGAAGGATTGTTGGTTATTCATGTCATTAAACACGTAGTCTCTGACACTGCAAGGTATGGTTTGTATACGTCCGTCATATGCGTAGAAGTTTTCTTGTCCCATCCAGAAGACAATGTCGTTTACAGCAATGGCTGTATTTGGTCCGGCTATGCGTATGTTGTCACCAAGAAGTGATATACCAAAAGTAAAGGGTGCGCCGATAAACTGCATAGAATACAAAGATTGATCTGTATACACCAGTATCTGACGGCTGGTTTGCACTGCCGTAATAATCTCACTACCCTTTGATAAACGTAAATCACCTGCTGTATTGGTTGCCGTGGGTGTAAAGTCTGTTAACGACTCCTGACTCCCAAATCTAATTAACAACGGGTCAAGTATGCCACTGCCAACCGGATTAGTGCCAAAGAAAATGATGTGTCTATCTACATCGGAAACCAACAATTTACGAACCACCGTGGGAACATCGCTTGCACCCGTTAAACTGTCTAAGCGCACCGCTCTCGTGCTAGTTCCGTTGGTTGCATCCCAGTAAAAGACTGATCCATCAGATATGTTAAACAGCAAATCCTCACCAAAATTATCTACTGAGAACAGACGTAGCGTTTGACCTGATAATGACCCAGCCGCAGAACCCCAAGTAAATCGACCCCATGTACCAGCACCCCAACCAGAACCGAGGACCGTGGTGTTTAGCCCAACATTGACTTGAAACGCTGCGGTGCCGGACGATCCGCCTCCAGCGGTGCTACCTGAAGTAGCCGACCCGGCAGTGGTAATTGTAAAAGTTGTGGTGCTAGGAACAGAAGTTATTGTGTGTTCGATGTTTAGCTGTGCGGCTGTTATACCATCAGTAGTTGTAAGACTGGCTAATGTGACAAAGTCCCCCACTATCGCACCATGTGCAGCTTGTGTCGTGACCGTAACAACACCGCTGCCTGCGCCACCTGTAGTATTTATCGGGTCTGCACCAAGACTGACGGTGGACCTAATCGGTGTGATATCGTTAAATGTGCCTGCATTTTCTAAGAACACCTTCTTTTCGGTGCCTATAAACAAAAGGTTTTGTGAGTCTAAAGTGACAAAATCAAATATCTTACGAGGTGTGCCTGTAACTTGCGTATTAGATACACGAGTCCAGCCACCTATACGCTCTGCGTACCCAGCCCTAAAACGTATCTTATCTCCGTTAAACCAGCCACCCTCATTAGAGTAGTTTGTACCCTCTCTGTTGATCCCCGGTTTGAATTGCAGTTTGCTTAGAGGCATGCATTAATCCGCATCTTTTATCGTTAACGTACCAGCTTCTACTTGCCGTAATACTTCATCGTAGTGTCTGTTTCCTTTAGTCATAGGAACAAACCTAGTGACTCCATCCTCTACGATTCTTATACCGTTGTTTTCACCCTCTAAATCTTTCATATATTGTGCTTCTGATATATTCATTCTCATAACTCCGCATCAAGTTGTGCGCTTTTTATAGAATAATTTTGTGCGCTAACACTAGCCGTTCTAAGAAGATGTGTATAATTGGTATGCCCGTGTGTTACACTGGTCATTGCTTCAGCCGTGCCGCCAGCGGGTAAAGCTTTTCCTGAATCTGTTTGATTTGATCCAGCAAAAACAGTAGCAGTCGGTTCTACTCTCATTGTGCCATGAAAAAGTCTCCACCATACTTGAGTTGTAACGGGTCCTTTTTCAGCATAATTAGTTGAATCACCAGCACCAAAACCGTCATGGTAATACCGCTGACATTTTTTAAGTGTGGTGTTTACATCTTCATGTTCAAACGGCGTGGCCACATCGCCTATCTCAAGCTGAACGCCTGTAAGTTCAACATAATTATCTGCTGCGCCTACGATATTTTGTTGATTTGATGTTGAGAAACTAGCTGTACCATTTTGCTCCCAAGTGCCACTTGTTCCACTTAGGTAATCTGAGCCATAAGCTAACCCCCACATTACTCTAAAACCAGTCCCATTATCATTTGCTATCGCACCAGAGGAACCTTGAACAGCAGAATTTGCAACGGCCTTTAAAACATATCTTTCCCAAGTATTAGCAGATGAAACGGTAAATTCTAATGGACAGGTAGCTCTTGTAGAATCTATTTTATCTATACATACTGTGTGGACACCAGTTACATTACTTTTGTAGTAAAAAGATAATGTTAAATTTCTAGCACCAGAACTTCCAAACTTTAAAGTTTGTAAATTTTGTGCTTCTACAGGTTGCGTTAATTGCACACTCTGACTGCTTCCGATACTTGTATCAGCAGTTGTAACCAAAACTTTTAAACTATGATTTAGTCCCGCATCAAAAGCAGCACCACTGGTGAGTGTCTCTTGCGACATGGTGAGAGTGGAGTCTGCTCCCTCATCTAATTTCCATCTATCCACGACAAAAACACCAGAACCAGTAATTGAAGCTGTTGACGTGCCGGGACGCTGACAAATTCTCATCCCACCATTGATAATAAAGTTCCTGCTTGGTGACAGGGCTGTCTGCGACCCGATAAGTGCCGCTAGTTCTGCTGCTTTACTCATGCTAAGTCTCCATGCCCTAAAGAACTTACATCGTCAACATCAATCGCCGCACCAGTGTCTGTCCTAGCACAATAGGTATATATACTTGATGCTGTGTTTGAAGCGTGAGAGACAGTATCTATACTTGTTCTATATCCACCTGTGCCACCTAAAGCATTTCTTGCGTAATCGTTGCTAGACATACTGTTGGTCAAATTAGTTTCGTAAGCTCCTGTTCCATTATCATCAACAGAACTTGTATTGAACGAATCATTTATGGTTGTTCCATTACTCTGGTTACACCAAACCTTCGCACTGCCATTCGCAACAAAGCTGGTAGCAATGCTGTTATTACCGCTGGCATCCTTTAGGGTGTTAACTCTAAGTTCGCTTGCCATTACGCTAAGTCTCCATGAACCACTACATAAAATTGCATATTTGAGTCATAGTCCGTTCTGTTGCTACTAGAATTAACATAAACGGTATTTATTCTTACTCCTGATGTTGCCTGATTAATAGAAGAACTATCTACACCCCCAGCGGTAAAGGCGGCAGTAGAAGTCGCATTATACTTTACATCTGCTGGATACGCGTAATTTGCATTGCCCATAGCGTTGGTGAAGTTTAACGTATGGTCTCCTGTACCGTTATCTGTTATTGAAGCTATATTAAAACTGTCGTTTATAGTTGGCGTAGCATTGGTCACATTCGCCCACGCCTTCGCCAGACCCTGCTGAAGATTAGTCGTGGTTGAGTTGCCCTCACCAGTAACGCTAATAGAGCCAGCGGTGCTTACACCTGTCAGGGTATCTACTTTAAGGATACTAGCCATTATGCGAGGTCTCCATGTACTGCAACAGAGTTAGCTGTTGAATCGCCAAGATTGCCACTATCAGAATAATTTGCCAATGGTATTGAGGAGCTTGTTAACGCATCAGAATAAGAACCACTTACGGCTAAATCTATCCCAAGCATCCTGCTTCTATTAACAGAGGTTGTTACAGCATAGGTTGAACCATCAGTAGCAGTTATATTATTAGTGAAGGCTACTGAGGCTTTTCCTGTAGAAGTATCCGTAAAAGATGAAAAATTAAATGAACCACGAAATACGTTAGCTGTATTTTGGTCATAAAGACAGTATGCTTTCGCCGCACTCTGCTTAGTGAGTGCAACAGGACCAGTGCCAGCCTTATTTGCAATAGTATCTACATTCAATACACTGGTCATACGATACTCCAATAACCATTAACAGTAACGGTTGCAGACTGCGTTATAGGACCAGCAGATAATCCATTCTCATCGCTGTCAATCGTGATGTCTGCGCTGATAGTTTGACCATTCAGACGGATGATGCTGTTGTTGCCCTTGAACGGATAGCGTGTGTCACTCTCTGTCTTAGTGTAGCTGCTAGATATAGCAAAGGTGTCATAGACCACCATCTCAACAATATCGTTCAGGCTGGCGGCTGTAACTAATACAACACTTGTGCCTGTTGTAGCTGCATAGTCAGTTCCGGGCTTTAGAAGCACACCGTTCTGATACACATCCATATACAGGCTGTCCGTATAGCTCAGTGTTTTCGCATCACCGTCACTGCCACTAAAGCTGGTTTGACTAGCTGTAGCTTGATATACAAAACGGTTACGAACACCAAACTCTGGAGATTTTCCTATGTATGGCATTATGGTTTCTCCGGCCACTTAACATCATCAAGTGATGTTGCAGTTTTAGTGATATCTCGTAAGTCTTGACGATACTTTTTTTGTGCATCTGTCATGGTCAAGTCACTAGATGCCCACCAGTCGGTTTCTGCAATTTTACGATTGCGTTCTACTCGCAACAAACGCAAAGGTTCGGCAGCTTCCAATTCAGTAACCTTTGCATTTATTTCGGCATCAGTTGGACGAGTGCTTGAGTCATCGTGCCAAACTAGTCCAGACAATGTAGACCCAGTTAGTGTCCATTTTGCATCTGGTCGCAATTCCATCAATGCTTTATCAATCATCCCGCAATCTCCATCGCAGTAATCGTTGATTGTGGAGCATTGAATCCTGCACCATCCGTATTGTTAGCTGTTCGGTTATAGTAAAAAGTATTACCATTGTAGTTGTATAGTTGCACTTTATAAGTGAGTGCGCTTGTAGAAGAAGGGGTATCTATCAACAAAGGTATTACGCAACAATTTTGCCCGTTAGTATCGCCAGACAAAATACCTCTTACAGATTGTGTCGTCGTTGTTTGACTGCCACTGCTTTGCGTGAGAATGGCTGTGCCATTTCTTGTGTATCTCATGTGCATCTGATAAGTGTTTTGCGAGTGGTCCAAAGTACCGATTGTTGTTAAAAGCATAATTTTATTAGAAGAAGAGGATGGAGTAATTGTTACAGACAATCCCCCTAAATCTGTAAAACTACTATAACCAGAGGATGATACTTGTGTGGTGTCCACAGTTTGCACAACCTGCAACACAGCCCCTGCTGACATTCCACCATCAATAATTTTAGTTAAGGGCATAACCTATTCCTTACGCGTAAGGGCTGTCACCCAATACAGATGTATCCCAAGCTGCTTTTAGCTTTGCGATTGTATCTGCATCGCTAATTGCAGAAGCAGCAGGTGCATCACGCAGAGCCTTCTTCTTAGCTACAGATGCAGTTTTTGCAGAAGCATCGTCAGCCTCTAGTGCTTTCATATACACGACATCCTCTGCTTCTAACAGCGGCTGACGTACTTCACGGATTTTGTCCTTGAAGATAACTTTAGCA